TATCAACAACAAGATATCTCAGATGATGCCATCTTTGATCCGGTATGTGTGCGAGGTTCTATAGATGGTATGCGTAAAGCAGGTCGCTTGGTTCCTGGTAACCCAGGCCATCCGCGTGATGTTAATGGCTTTTCTTTTATTTGTGGTCTTGATCCCGCTATGGTTGGTGATACAGCCGTCGTTTGTTACGCTGTTGATAGGGCTACACATAAACGCTATATCGTTGATGCTATTAAGATCACTAGGCCAACGCCTGCTGCGATACGCCAGCTAATCTTTGACTGGACTTCCCTCTACCAGCCTAGCGAGTGGATAGTAGAGAAGAACGCTTTTCAATCTTTCTTAACGCAGGACGAAGGCATCCGCCAAAATCTTGCCTCACGGGGTGTGTTACTGCGAGAACACCATACTGGAACCAACAAGTGGGACTCCGGTTTCGGTGTCGCTTCTATGTCCACCTTGTTCGGAACAAAACAACACGACGGAAAGCACCACCGCGACAATCTTATTCACTTACCTAGTGACCAAACTGAAAACGTCAAAGCTCTTATCGAGCAACTAATTACGTGGTCACCAACTACTAAAGGCAAGACCGATATGGTAATGGCCTTGTGGTTCTGTGAGATCAGAGCACGCGAGATGCTCAACCAAGGTATGCACAAGACCCACCATATGAAAAACCCATTCCTCTCTCGTTTCGAGAGGGGCAAGCGAACAGTTATCAATATAGATGAATTGCTCGCCGAGAAAGATCGTACATTCATCTAATAAGGAGATAACAATGGCAGAATATAAGAGTCGCAGCAACGATCCTCGTATCACTATGGGGGCTAAGAAAGACAAGTACAAGTACGATATGGCACTTGAAGTAGCACGCCAACCGGCTAATACTCCAGAGGGCAAGCGTATGAAGAAGGATGCTCAGAACTACGTACGTGCATTTGAGTCACGTTTTCAGAATGAAGCATTTGTTCGCTCAGGTCGTGACCCATACACAGCAGGTGGCACCCGCGCAGCTAAGGACGAAACTAAAGTCAACAAGGTAGCAGCAAAGACTACAAAGCCAAAGGCTGCATCAAAAAACCCAGCAATTAAAGTTACCAAGAAGATGACTGAAGCACCTAAGCGCACTCCAAAGAACGCTCAAATTGCTCGTCGATTTGTTAAGAAGGCTGGTAAGAAGTAATGGCAGCTACAAAAAAGCCAAAGGGAGCTTATCCTAAAATTGGTGGTGTTGGTGGAGTTGAATTTACTGGCAGATCAAAAGCTGAGAAATTTGAAAACTACATAACTGGCATCAGAGATACATCAGAAACACGCAAAGATAGATTTGAAAACACTTCTCGTCTTTATGCCGCAGCACGTAAGATAGGCCTTAGTGAAAAAGCTGTAAAGCCACAGATTGATGCTCTTGCAAAAGACTTAAAGAAGTACGGCGCAGCGGTTGAAAAGAAAACTTCCAAGATGGATATGGAAGATATGATGCGACGTTCTGCTGAAAATCAAAAAGCACGAGCCAAGAAGACTGCAGCATCAAAACCAGCAGTAAAGAAAGCTGTAGCAAAGAAAGCCGTTAAGCCAATGATTAAGAAAGCAGGAAAGAAGTAATGGCAAAGTCAGCAGAAGAAGCGTATCGTAAAGCACTAATTGCTAATCACAAAAAAGCATTGGCAGAAAAAGCCGCTGCTATAAAGGCAGCAGAAAAGGCTGCAGCAAAGTTAAAGGCAGCAACAATTGCTAACGCTCAAAAGGGTGTAGTAAAGCCAACGCAAAAAGCAGCCGCAGAAGCAAAAGCAGCAAAAGCAGCAGAAAAAATTAGAGCAACAGCAATAGCCAATGCTCGAAAGGGAGCAGGCTTACCTAAAGCGCCACGCGGTGGCGGAGGTCTTGGCGGGGGCTTAGGTATGGGCAGCGGCGGCGGCAGTGGTCGCAGCAACATAAATAAATAAGGGGAGCGCAATGCCAAATATGAAAAAGCCTGTGTCTAAGAAGACAACAACTAAGGCTCCTGCAAAAACAACCACCAAGGCTCCTGCTAAAACAAAGATGACTCCACAGGATGCAGCTATGAAGAAGATCCTTGAGGGCAAATACGGTAAGATTTACGGATAAGGAAAATAATTGTTATCAGTCAAAGAAGTTGACGCTAAGCTAGCACGCTTACGTACTCGCTCATCAGCGCGAGATCAACGTATGCGTGATGTGCTTTCGGTGCGTCAGGGAGATATCTCTAAGGTATATCCTGCAATGTTTTCAGAGGAATATCCAAAGCCTCTGGTTGCAAACTTCATTGACGTAGCAGCACGTGATCTTGCAGAAGCAATGGCACCACTGCCATCTTTCAACTGCTCAGCAACCAATATGGTTTCAGATGCAGCACGGAAAGCTGCAGATACTAGAACTCGTATTGCAAACTTTTATGTAACAAACTCTGACCTACAACTGCAGATGTACACAGCAGCAGACTGGTATAACACCTATGGTCTTGGTATCGGTATGGTTGAGATGGACTTTGAGGACAACAACCCTCGTATCCGTATGCTCAATCCATTCGGTACCTACCCAGAGCTAGATCGTTATGGTCGTATGTTATCTGTAACTCAGGTTATTGTTACCGATGCAGAAACATTAGCTGGGCAATACCCAGAGTATTACGATTTAATCCTAGGTAAGAATCAGTACGCTCTATCTTCTCCTTATATCTCAATGGTCAAGTATCACGACAAGGACCAGGACCTACTGTATTTACCAGAGCGTAAGAACTTAGTTCTATCTCGCACACCTAACATCTTAGGCAAGCCAATGGGTTCTGTCGTAATGCGTTCATCTCTTGACGGAGAAGCACGTGGACAGTTTGATGATGTTCTATCTGTACAGCTTGCTCGTGCTCGCTTTGCAGTATTGCAAATCCAAGCAGCAGAAAAGTCTATCCAAGCACCTATTGCTATTCCACAGGATGTGCAAGAGTTGGCACTTGGTCCAGATTCAATTATGCGTTCTGCTAACCCACAAGGTATTCGTCGCGTTCCGCTAGAACTACCACCTGGAGTCTTTACAGAATCTGGTGTGCTAGAGCGTGAACTACGTCTTGGTGCTCGTTATCCTGAATCTCGTTCAGGTAACATTGACGCATCAGTTGTAACAGGTCGCGGTGTGCAAGCACTACAGGCTGGATTTGATACACAAATTAAATCAGCACAAGCACAGTTTGCTCGTATGTTCCAAGAACTTATTTCAGTTTGCTTTGAAGCAGATGAAAAAGTATTTGGTGGTATTCCAAAGACCATCAAGGGTTCAGATGATGGAACACCTTACGTTCTAAAGTACATACCATCTCGTGACATCAAGGGTGAGTACGGCGTAGATGTACGCTACGGAATTATGTCTGGTATGGATCCAAACCGTGCCATCATTGCTTTACTACAAATGCGTTCAGACAAGCTCGTATCTCGTGACTATGTACGTCGTGAGATTCCAATGGACTTAAATGTTACGCAGGAGGAACAACGTGTTGATATTGAAGAAATGCGCGATTCTTTGCGCGTGGCTGTTGCTCAGTATGCTCAGGCCATTCCGGCCCTTGCAGCGCAAGGCCAAGACCCTAGTGAGATTATCACCCGCATTGCGTCTGTTATCCAAGGTCGGCAAAAGGGCCAATCACTAGAGAGCACAATCGAAAAAGCATTTACACCACAAGCACCACCTCCAGCCCCAGAGATGCCACCAATGGCACCAGGTATGGAACAACAACTTCCAGCAGCAGGAGCGGCCCCCGCCCCAGCCTCAGCGCAACCTCCACAAGAACAAGGTGGTATGGCCCCTGCTGCTGGTCAAAGACCCGATATAGCCCAATTACTCGCTGGTATCACCGGCGCAGCTTAAGCAGAGGAGGTGTAAATATGAACAAGGGATCTCGCGCAGCAGCGCCAATGTCAAAGCCAACTGAAGGCAAGAAGGACACATCTAAGCCAGCAGGTGGCAAGGTAGTTCCATCAATGATGCCAGCAGGCCGTCGTGGCAACGCAGTAAAAAAGGGATAATAACTTTTTAATGAGAGGTGTACTGGGCGATGAAAGATGACAATTACATTCCTCGTCCAGTGCGCTTTCTCGATCTTGTTGTTGTAGGCGTAGGCTTTATACACAACATAGCTTCATCTATAGAAACCTTAACAGGTGAACTAATGGAGTTAGCAATTTATCAATCAAATCATCTTACTCAAACCAATAGGGCTTGGGAAGATATGACAGCAGATTTAGA